GCGTCTAAAGTATGTTAGATCGACCCAATTTATCTGCAACCTTCTTTCTATATGCTGAATCTCTTGAGTATCGAGGATCATTCATAGCTTCTACTAGCTGTGCATTTGACTCAAAAACATCATTGCTTGATCCTCTTGATGACCTACCACCTATTAGTCTTGGCTCTTGATCTGTTGCTGCCATGTAACGTGCCTGTAGTCCGTCAACTGCAAGTCTTACATAATCAACATCAGTTGACTTCATAGCTTTATCGTATGCTGAACGCTCTGTTTCAGTAAAGTTTTGTGCAGCCCATTCAGTCATTTGTTTGTAGCGTTCTGCACCACCATACTCATTTTGTAAGTCAGTAGCTTGCTGCACTGATAGTTGATTATCTTTTGTAGTTCTGTATTGCACGCCATCAAGATATGATTCAACCATCTCCCTGGTAAAGCCAGCACCTTGTAGCTGCTCATAGTCAGCATCCTCTAATTTGCCAGTTTTTTGCCAGCGTTCATTCATGTTGTTATAGTCAACACCAGATTCTTCTAACTTGCTTCCTACAAAATCTCCATAGATTTCTTTTGCAGTCTGTGGCTGTGACTCTGATACCTCTTCTCTTTGTTCTGGAGGTTGGCTTTGTTTTCTTTGTAGCTCAAGATACGCTTTCTCTAATTCGTCTTGGCTCTTGTACTTACCAGCTAATAGTTTCTCCTCCCCCTGGATCTCAACATTATCCTCCTGGGTAATCTGTTGTTCCTGAGTGGCGTTAGGATCTACAGCTGTGGTAGGTTCTTCTCTAATAGTTACTGGTTCTGGCATAGTTAGCTAATAATAATTTCGTTAGTTTTTGGATCACGTTTTGCAGCTGTGAAAGAGGCTGTGGGTTCTGTGTTTTCTTCACCCTGTATAACTATCTCTTTTACTCCTGTAACTACAGGTGCATCTGAGACAGGTTTCTTAACCGATTTCTTGGGTTGCTTCTGCGAATTGCTCGGCATCAATACCTCCTGTTTGATTAGTAATTGCTTGAAGTGCCTGGGCAGCCCTATCAGGATCTGCACCCTGGAAGTTTTTAACTGCTTGCGCCATAGCAGGGGATTTAATTCCTGTCTCAAGCAACGACTGTTGCTGTTCCTGGCGTGCAAGTTCTGCTTGTGCAGCTGCTTCCTGTTGTAACTCTTGTTGAGTTTTAACTAAGTTAGTTGTATCAATAGAACCACTAGCTGCAAGTCTGCGTAATGCTTCTTCGACATTTAAATACCTAGCCATAACCTCTGGGCCAAGAGCCTGGTTAGCAGTTTGTATAAAGTCTATAAGTTTATTTCGATCATCGCCACGACCAATAGCCTCTATACCTGTGACTGCTTTCTCTTTTATAAGTGGCTCTCCTGTCACTTCACTCTTAGGAAAGTCAGGTAACTTGCGCTTCCTGCGAAGTATATGTATTAGTCGTCTTACAAGTGGTAGCTGTAGTTCTTGGCTAAGTATAGAATATAAACCGGAGATACCAGCATCAAGTTCCTGCGCCATATATCTTATCTCTTCTGCCGTTACTCTTTCTCCTGGCCTTTGTATCGCTGTGTTAAGCATGAACGCAAAAGCTAACCTTTGCTCTATACGTTCTATTGTTTGATTAGCTATCTGTAAATCTTGTGATTTACCAGCAGCCTGTAAGACTGTGACATCGGCAGCGTTGCCTTGTACGATACTTCCATTCGATGCCTGGCTAAGTGTGCGCGGTCTTGTTGTACCATTTGGATTACATAAAAATAAAACTTTACTTAGGCTTGCGCTTGCTTCAAGTATAGCTTTGTATAAATTTTCTAATCCAAGTAAGTCGCCATAGTACTGCTCAACATACGACCTTCCGTACATTTCTGAATCCACCCGATCCTGACGTAATGCGATCCAGGGAGATACTTCTGCTGCACATTTACCATGCGTGCCTGGTATCTCTTTGCCTTTTATTTCTTGATACCAATGGCATTGACCATCCATGTATTTAATACAGGTATATATCTTAACCATTCTCTTTTCCATCTCATCGTAATCTTCTTCCTGTTCTTCTTCTAAATATTCTTCTGGTAGTGCATCCTCAAATATTTCTTCTTCAACTACTATCTCTGTGACGTTACCCATAGGATCACGGCATAGTACATAAGAATCTAAATGTATAACTTTTATTCCTTCGTCACTAACATATAGCAATACATTGCCACCTACAAGTAAATGCTTTATTGCTTCGTGCATAGCAGCACGCCCACCTAATACTTCTAACTGTCTCATCACCGCTTGCTCTACCTTTACCAGGGCAGAGTCAAATTCGGTAATCATCTGTGGATCTTGATTAGCTGCAAGTAATGCCAGGCTATCTATTTCTAATTTAAAAAAATTTTCGTTTGTAGGAAAAAGAGTTACGGCCAGCTTCGATGTCATGTGACCTACACCTCTTGCACCTAATGATTGGTATGGAGTAGGCAACCTACCAGCATCTCCATAGTTTTCATCTTCTATTAATCCAGGGATAGTGACCTTACTACAATCTCTAGCACGCATAAGTGGAGAGTTTCTATCTACACGCAACTGCTCGTAGCGTTGCGCAGCTGTACCACCTGACGAGCCATACAATGCTGACTGCGTATCGACATTGTTAGTAAGTTTGATTTTCATTTATGTGTTTGGAATCATTAAACTTCCTGATCCACCGCCAGCTGGTAGTAAATCAGTTCTATATCTTCTTCTTCCTGCACCAGCTTTATTAGTTATAAGAGGATTACCGCCAATCTGCATCATTGATGCAGCACCAGCAGCTGTTGTTTGGTTAGCAGGATTAACAGAAGGATCAGTCAACGCAGTAGGAGCTACTTCTGTTGCACTTGCAGCTGCTTCAGCTATCTCTTCTGGTTGTGATGGAGCTTGTGCCTGGGCAGCTGCTTGCTGTGCCTCAAACCTTTCTCTTTGTGCTTCTAAATTTCTTTCAAATTGTTCCTGCTGGATACGCATTTGTTCCCTTTGCAGTTCCATTTGTTCTTGGTGTCTCCTTTCGGCTTCTGCCTTGTCGTTACCACCGCCACCGCCTCTGCACATAGCTTTAATCTTGTAGGTTGTTTTGTTCAATATAAACTGATTCTAGAATATTTACCAGCTTTACTTGACCAGAATATAACCAAATCTCACGATCAGTCATATCAATGCTTGGACATCGCTCTGGAAATTTCTCTTTTAATTTAATAATAAGTGCTTCGTCAATAGCTGGATAGCCTTCGTCTATTGTAGGGTCAATGGCTGCCATAGTTGTACTTCTCCTGTAGTGTAATTGTACTCTCCATCTCGTAAGATGCGTGTTAGCTGTGCCGTCATAACAGCATCAGCATAGGTTTTGTTTTTCTTTTCATAGTGTTTAACTACCTTATCCCACATCTCTTCTATTGTAGTTGCATCCTCTAACATTTTCTCTGCTGTCTTTGGTCCAACCCCTACAAGTCCTTCGATGTTATCTGTATGATCTCCTGACAATATCTGTTGCATCCAAAACCTATCTGCTTTCTTTCTTGTAATTAACTCCAGGTCATCCTTTGCTAGTAGCGTGCAAGGTACACCTCTCATGTCTTTGTCAGGAGAAACAATAACAGGGTTCTCATGCTGACCATTAGTAGCAAGCAATGCCATAACGTCATCTCCTTCTAATCCTTCAAACGCAACAGAACGATATGTTTCTTTTGTTATCTGCCTTACATCTTTTAGTGCAAGTGGATGTCGTTGACCTATGCGGTTGGCTTTATAGTCCTGGTATATTCCATGTCGAAACGTAGGGTACTGAGTAAAACACATGATGACTCCACTATCATCGTCAGCTAGTTTCTTGTATCCTTCTACCCTTATGTCAACAAGATCCATTACATCTTTCTCTGTACTGTGCAACAAGTGTGTGCCATCGTCAGCACGAAAGTCTACTTCACAAGCGCAGCAGGAAGAATAGATTAACCAATCAGCATCTATCAATAGTGTCATAATTTTTCTCCAAAAAAATCTGAGGCTGTAACCATAAGGCGACCTGTCGTTTCTGTATATGTAAGTTTATCTGCCATGCCCAGGCAACCTGTGTGTCTATTCTTTAACACTTTCAGTTGTAGCTCGTTGTTCTTTTCTTCATCAGTCTGCGACCTAATGCCGCATACAACCAAGTCGCTTAGCTGAGCTATGCTCTGACTTCCTCTCAAGCTGGCTAAGTTTATATCTCCTCCATCCTCTGCTGGTTTACCATCAGTCCTACGCAAGTGACTGACCATAACTAAACCTACGCCTGTCTTTTCTACCACCTGTCTTAGCTTTGTCACGCATACATCTATTTGTTTTCTTTCATCTCCTACTGTCAATCCTGATACAACAATACTTATGTGATCTAAAAAGATAACGTCACAATTTTCTCCTGTTGCCATGTACGTTATCTGTTCTAATAACCTGTCTGGGTCTAATGAACCGAAGTGCTCTAGGAGTAAGAACCTATTGCCAGCAAATATATAATCAAATGCCTGGCGTAATTCTTTTTCTTCTACATTATCCTGCTCTAAATGTAATGGTTTATTTAATGCAATAGAGAGTATGCCTTGCATACTTCTTTTACTGCTCTCTTCGAGGCCAATCCAGCCTACCTTTAATCCATTGTTAAGAAAATGATATGCCATTTCACGACACAGCAAACTCTTACCTGATCCTGTTCCTGCACAGATAGTTACAAGTGCTTGCTTACGAAACCCCTGGCACATCTTGTTTAGCATAGGAAATGGATAGCTACATACACCTGTCTCGTCTTTCTTTATCAGCTGTTCCCATAGATCATAGGCGTTATGTATTCCATCTGGCCTAGCAGGGATTGCTTTCCATAAGAGATTCTTAAGTTCTTCCCCTTCTCCTGCGAGGAGCATTTCGTTAGCATCTTTTCTTGGCAGTCTACATATAGCTGCCTTTCCAGGAGGTAAGATTTCAACTGCTTTCTCGGCAGCAGCCATGCCAGGCTCGTCACTATCGAAACAAATAACAATACGATTGAATTGTGATAACCATTCTAAGTTTGCAGCTATGTACTTATTAGCCGACTGACAGCCATTTGGCAAACTAACTACAGGAAATTTGTTGCCCTGGATCTGTGAAATAGTGAGGCAATCAACTTCGCCCTCTGTAATTACAGCAAAGATATTGGTTTCAGTTCCGTGGTTTTGTCTCCAAATTTTTTGACCCCAAAGTTGCATACTGCTAGTGTCTCCGACCCATCCAAATCTCTTGTCTTTGTATCGAAGGTGCTGCGCAACTGGCTTTCCTATCTTGTCGTGGTATGTAGCAACTTGGACTACCTGGTTGTTATATTCTGCATACCCATAGTCATATAGTTCGCAAGTTTCTTTGGTGATTCCACGTTTAGGTAATTCCTTTGGTGTAACAAATGGAAGTAGCGGTGTAACCTTCATCTTAAATGGTTTCTCAAACTTAATAGGTTTATCTTTGTGTGGTTGGAACTGCCAACCGCAGCCAAAACAATACTTATGCCCATCGTCAAAGACAGCCACGTTATCTTTTGATTGACACTCAGGGCAAGGCTCTTTGCTTACATACTTGCTTTTGTTCATACCAATGTGGTGGGATAATTTTGTCAGCGTAGAGGAAGCCATGCCTCTCGCACCATTTAGCGTAGGTCAGGCTTCCTTTAGCTTTGCTTAGTTTCGTCTTGCTGTTTTGAAAAACAAAACGAATGTCTAATGTGGGATGTTGCGCCTTGATCGCAAGATGTTTTCG